GAATGCGGTTCAAATGGGATCCCGTGTTTCGCAGAGCGTGTGCAGAAGCACATGCCAAGACCGATTTGAATGGCAACATTCGACCAATTAAATCCCGCACATTTGCAATCATAGACCCGCTCGTTGCGAGCATCATGGCGATTCACGCTTGGGGTGGCAAGACCAACTCAATCTACGAGCAGGAACAGGATATTCTACGATGAACAAACTGCAATCAACAATACAATCCCTAAGATCATGGTGGAACCCACTGGTGGAGAATCCTGTCTACTGGAACTCACCACAGCAGTTTCTAGTGGCATCCACACCCTCCCGTGCGTTGGGATTGAGTCCTGTGTTCCGTGCAGTCACTCTGATATCCAATGATGTGGCAAGAACCGAAGCAGATTTTGATTCCTTTCCATTACAAAAGTTATGGTCAAGACCCAATCAATTCACCAGTGGATATGACTTTCGCAGAGCACTCACAGCGCAATGCTTGATGTACGGCAACGGATTTGCTCTCATCAACCGCAGAGGTAATGGTCAAGTTCACGAACTTGTTGCGCTGACTCCTGGCACAGTTTCAATTGTCACATCGCAGAACTCCACAGACCCCCTCTACAAGACCGAGTTCGGACTGGTCACCCCTGATGATATCATCCATCTAAAAGCAACCTTGACCGAAGGATTGCTAGCGCACTCTCCGATCAACCTGTGCAAAGTTGAATTGCAACTCCTCTTGGAACAGGAGATGAACCAATTGAATGTCATGGGATCGGGTGCAAGCACTCCCAAAGTTGCATTCGTTTCACCACTGCCAATCCCTGTTTCAGCAAGACAGGCGATTCAGTCTGACTACATGAAGGGTCACGGCAATGGTTCAGGTGGCAAACCTGTTGTGCTTGCAGAGGGAATGCGAATCGAACACATTCAATCAATGGCATCTGATGCAGGTGTGGAAGCAATCAAAAAGTATTCTATACAAGACTGCTCACGAATATTTGGTGTTCCAACATCTTATCTCGCTGAAGCGAACAACTCCTATGGAAGCATGGAGTGGTTGTCCAGAATGTACTACGATGGATGCCTTTCACATTGGTTTGAAACTTGGAAAGCAGAGTTTGAATTGAAACTTGGTGAAGCACCATCCTTCGACATCGACTCACTCATTCGTCCAAGCGTCAGCGAAATGTATGCAGCACTTCGCACAGGTGTTGAAGCAGGAATCATCTCACGCAACGAAGCACGGGATATTCTTGACTATGAGGAACAACCTGGTCTTGATGAATACATTGTTGCCAAGAACATGGGTACAGGTGGAGGACAGACTAATAAAGGAAATGACACTAGCGGCAAGACCGCAGAAGGCGACAACAATGCTAAACCGATCCCACCAAGCGCATGACATCGAAGTTCGTTCAACTGCCACAGGCAACACCTTGAGTGGGTATGCAATTCTGTGGAATAATCCATCAAAGGAAATTCGAGAAGGTGGTCGTAAATTCACTGAGACGATTGAGCGCAGTGCTTTCGATCTTGCCAAACAGACCAACGATGTGAAACTCTTTTTCCAACATCAATCCGACATGCCGCTTGCTAGAAGTGCCAATGGTTCACTTGAACTTCGCAACGATCCCAAGGGATTGCACTTCTCCGCTGAACTTCCAAACACCAGTCTTGGCAACGATGTTAAAGAACTCATTCGCACAGGAATTCTCACAGGCGAAATGTCCTTTGGATTCACTGTGACCGAACAACGCTGGTCAGACAATAATACTAAACGAGAAGTCTCCAAAGGAACTCTCTACGAACTCTCCGTTGTGGTAGATCCCGCTTACCCCAATACCAACTCATCTCTGCGGGAAGATCAGATTCAGAACCAAAAGCGAATCAATAATATTCGCAGAAACAGGATAGCATAATGACAAAGTCAGAACTGCTCGTTAAACGAGCAAACCTCACCCAAGAACTCCGCAATGGTCTTGACCGTTGGGAAAAAGAGAACAAGAAATCATCCAACGAGTTTGACGCAGTCGCTACTGGCGACCTCAAGCGTCAAGTTACCGAAATGGAAGCAGACCTCGATAAGATTGAAGCAGACATCGCAATCTGCGACAAAAGGGCAAAGGCAGACGAACTCGACCGTACCACTAACATTCCACTTTATGATACTCGTAAGGGCAGATTCATAGATGCGGGTGATGCTGGTTACGCCAAGCGATTCTTCGAAGCAGTTTCCAAAGGTTCTTTCGCAGGACTTGAACCAGAGAACCGCAGCAACAACACCAACTTTGGTTCGGGTGCTTCCATTCCAACTATGATGGAGAGCGCAGTCATTCAGGCAATGTATCTTGAAGGTGTGATTCGTAAGATTTCTAATGTTTCAACGATTGATTCCAAGCGCACAATCGCAGTAGAATCAACTCTGCCAACATCTCAGATTACCTACGAAGTCGCAGCGATTACTCCGATTCTTCAAACATTCGGAACTCAAATCGCAATCAATCCAATCAAGTTTACTTGCGCTTCACAACTCTCACAGGAGTTCATTGAGGACGCAATCGGTCTGAATGGTATTGGTTCCGCAGTAGCGTGGATTTCCGCAAACATTGGTAAGAGTCTCACTCGCAAGATGGAGTCTTATTACGCAACAGGAACTGGTGCTGCACTCACCGCATCAGCAGGTCAACCACAGGGCATTGCTTATTCTTTGAATGCTTTCACACAAGTTACAAGTTCAAATGCTGCCGCTGCCTCTTCAGTTGCTGTGACAGGCGACAATCTGCTTGATGTTTATTTTGGTCTTGGTGCTCAATACCGACCTGGTGCTGTTTGGTTGATGGCAGACTCCAGTCTGAAAGTGATTCGTAAACTCAAGACAGTTTCTGGCGGACTTGAGTATCTCTTCAAAGTTGATACCACTGGTGACCTTCGTGAAGGTGTCAGCGGAACTCTGCTTGGTCAACCACTCTTTGTTTCTGAGTGGATGCCAGCGGCAGATGTTGCTATAAACACGACCTCAATCGTGTTTGGTGATTTCAAGAACTACTTCGGCATCTATGACCGCAAGGGTATGGAAACTATGATTGACCCGTATTCTTCAGCACTCAATCAGTTGACTAATCTCATCACTTATATGAGAACTGACAGTAAGATTCTCAGTCTTGCTGCTTTCTCTGTGTTCAAGAATGCTTCTAGTTAAGACTTTTTTCTCTTCTGGTCTGCTGCGGAGAAATCCGCAGTGGACTTTTACCTCAGGATAAATACCAATATGCTCACACTCAACAACATCAAAGATGCCTTGAAGATCGACTACTCAGATGACGATATAGAACTTCGTCGTCTACAGCAAGCAGTCATCTCCATGATCGAGTCGTACTGTGGCATCTCGTATTCGCCAGCAGTCAAAACAGAATATCTCGAATGGTGGATGCGTCACCGTTTGATATTCGCTCCCTTCCAATCAATAGTCGCAGTAAAATACACTGTCGGTGGTGTACTGACCACTTCCGCTGCAACTGATTGGTTCCTCGACCGAACCCAATACCCATCGGTGTTCATCAACTTTGCTGAGTACCCATCCATTGATGACAACACTTTCATCGAGATTTCGTACACCAGTGGATACGCTGCACAACCTCCTGAACTAGATCAAGCAGTCATTGCGCTTGTTGGATCGTGGTATAACAATCCCGAAGCAACTCAAGCAATCCTGCTCTCTGAAGTTCCAATGTCAGCACGATTCATATTAGATAATCTGCGTCAAGCAAACGGAGTGCTTTCATGATTAACTCAGGAAGCATGAGATACCTCGCAGAGGTGTATGAACCTGATACGCCTGACGCTCTTGGATCTCGTCCCACCAGTGCTTTCACTGCCACCGCTGACACCTTCAGATGCTCTCTACAAGAGCAAGGAGTTGGTGAGCGAAGCATTGGCAATTCCATATTCACCGTGACCGAATACGAATGCCGAACCCGTTGGAACAACCCTCCATCAACCTTGACCACATCTCACCGATTGCTTATTCGTGGCAAGATGTTGAGCATCACTGGCATCAGCAACTTCAGCGAACGAGATCGAGTCATGGTCATCAAATGTGAGGAAACCAAACGATGAGCATTGAAATCGCACTACAGGAAATGCTTGTTGACCTGATTGCTGATGGAGACATTCCACATGTAAACATTGGATATGCACAAGCAATTGAAGACGCTGCGTTTCCATCGTTGAGTTATATTGTTACCGCAAAGGAAAAGATTTCGTTTCACTCAGTAGAGTTAAATGACGCTCATTGGAAAATGAATGTCGAGTTCACCACTTGCCATCTTGGTGCAGCACTTGTAATGACTGCTGCACAAGAACTTGAGAACGCTTTGTTGCTCATTAATGTCGGCGACATCTACAGCACCGAAACTTTCCTTGTCACCCCGTACAACATCGTCACCATCCTCCAACCTCCTGATCCAGACTTTGGTGATGAAACTCCAGTTTGGACAGCACTCACCACCGCAGAATTCACCTACACGAAAGATCAAACATAATGCCATATACATCAGACACCGTCACGGTTACCTTTGGAACAACTCCTGCCAACATTGTTGGAGTTGGTTCAGTTAACTACTCGTTCTCCCGAAGCGCAATCGACACCACATCCTTGGGTGTTGCGAACACTTACTCACTTCCTGGAATTGCTAATTCTGCTGTTGCCATCGAATTGTTTTTTGACATCGAATCAACAAACCACGAAATCATCCTGTTGCAAGCATGGACTAGTACTGGTTCACAACCAATGATTCTGCAATGGAGCAACACCGCCGATCACCTTTGCTCGATTCAAGGCGATGCACGATGCGTGTCGATTGACATCTCATCGGTCGTTGGCGACCTCGTTCGTATGCAAGCATCGTTCATCTTTAATGGCGTCGCTACTTACACAGCGTTGGACAATGCAGCAGTGCCAGTATCTCTTGGAATTCTGGAAGTACCCGCAGAATGAGTATTCGTGACGCTCTACTCCTCCGTCCTTACACAGGAACGCTCAAGTCGGGTGTGGCATACACTCTACGCCGTCCCTCTGCGTTGGACTTATTGGAGACAATGCAATTGCTTGAGAACAAGACCATTGGCATTCCACTGATGTTGGTCATGCGACATCTGATTGAAGATGGCAAACCTGTTTTCAATTCAATGGATGAAGTGAATGCTTGTGATGGACTCATGCTCATGGAGATTTACACTGAGATTGAGATGCTGTACGGTGAAGGTCGAGACTAGTCCCGCAGCACGAAAAGTCCTGAATGCTGCAAGGGAATATCTTCACAAGGACATTGATGAACTCTCTGTTGCGTACATCAATATTCAATTGGATATACCTGATATCAGCGGGATTCAAGAAAGGTTGAAGGCACTCAATGGC